AGTTAAATAAACATCCTGAGCACCATAAGCAACTAATTGAAGAAGACCACCACCCATTTACGCTATATTCTTTATACTATTAGAGGAGAAAAAAAAAAGGGAAATATATAACACAAATTATTATAATTATTATTTTTTTAATTGGAATAAGCAAGGCCACCCATTCCAGATAATATACGTAGAACATTGTAATTCACAGCATATATATTAATACCTTCGTATTTCAAACTGTTGGCTTCTGGTACAGTAGTGACCATCAAAGTTGCGGTATCAATGCGGGACATATTTAGAGTGCCACTCGGTTGATGATCTTCGGGTTTTAGTGCGAATGAATATACATTGATAGAATTAAATATGGGGGCGTTAGTGTGATGTTGGAAAGGTTGAACGTGATTGAAATAATCACCTTCTCTTACGGCAAAACGGTCATTGCCATTTAATTGAAGTATAGCATTTTTGAAAGGATTTTTATATAGAGGAGGATTAACATCTGAAATAACTAAATAGTTAGAAGTATATTGACCGCCGAATTTAGAAGAACCGTCTACTGCTAAAGATGAAGCAGTTGAGGTATCCGCTTCATCGGCATAGTTATAATCGTACCATCTGGTATTATTGGTAGTGCGAACAGGTTTTGCTACCCATATTAATTCTTTACAAGGATGGTTGAAATTTAGTTTGATGCGGTTAGTGCCGGCTACAAGAGTTTCAGAACCAGTAAATTGTAATTGTTCAATTAAGTATTCGTGAGATAATTGAGCGAATCTTCGGCGTTCATCAGTATCCAAGAATATATAATCTGCCCATAAAGATATATTTTTAACTTCGTCAAAATCGGCAATATGAGATACACATTTCTCTTTAGTTTCAAAATCTATTTTAACTTTTACTTCGTGATATTGGAGTGCGATTAAAGGTAGAGCGAGACCTACATTGCGGCAAAACCAGAATTCAAAAGGAATATATAAAGTAGTGCTATCGGTACTGTAATTTAATATATCTTTATCAGCACCAACCATAGTATCATATGCATAACGTTTGCCTATAGGAAGAGATAATTCATTCCAAATGTAAAGCCAATCAGAATAATGCTTATCTATTTGTTGACCACCAATTTCTATTACGACCGACTTAATTAAACGCAGACCCAGATAATTTTGATAGGTACTTCCATCGGTAGTGGCACCCGATTTTCTTTTAGGGACATCAACTTGTAAATACATGCGATTTATTAAATCACCATTACGGGATATTTGACAGGTAACAGTATTTCCGTATCCAGCATTACCGTTAAAAGTTTGTTGAATGGCTTCAATAGCGAAGTTAGTATGACGACGATAAACTACTTTGAAAAAGGTAATTTGAGGATTACCAGTTAAATAAACATCCTGAGCACCATAAGCAACTAATTGAAGAAGACCACCACCCATTTACGCTATATTCTTTATACTATTAGAGGAGAAAAAAAAAAGAAACATTATAGCAATTTAACAACATATATAAATAATATAATTTAATTTGAATAAGCAAGGCCGCCCATACCCGAAAGTATGCGAAGAACGTTGTAATTTACAGCATATACATGAAGATTTTTCGAGCCAGTCATACTCGAGGTAACATCTAAATTGAGAACAGCGGTATCAATACGAGACATGTTAAGAGTGCCACTTGGTTGATGTTCTTCAGGTTTTAGAGCGAATGAATAAACGTTAATACCCGAATTTGAAGGTATATTTTCGTGGTGCTGAAACGGTTGTATTAAATTAAAATAAGAGCCAGGTCTTGCGGAGAAACGGTCATTTCCATTTAATACGAGTTTAGCAGTTTTTATAGGATTGGTAGAAGTTATTGCACTTGTCTCTTTGAATAATTCCGAATTACCTGCGGCATATCCATTAGTACCTGTTGAATAGTTAACCCAGTTATTATTAATAGTTGCTTTAGTGGCTGAGTGGCTTGAAGCACAGAACCATACTAATTCTTTGCAGGGGTGATTGAAAGAAAGTTTAGGTTTTATGCTAGTAGCAGAATCATTAATACTTTCAGTTCCAGTAAATTGTAATTGTTCTATTAAATATTCGTGGGATAATTGAGCGAATCTTCGGCGTTCATCGGTATCTAAGAATATGTAATCAACCCACAAAGTAGTTGAAGTTAAATCGAGAAGTTCACCTGTATTACCGAGGCAATTATCTTTAGTTTCAAATAAAATGTTTATTTTTACTTCATGATATTGTAAGGCGATTAAAGGGAGAGCAAGACCAACATTACGGCAGAACCAGAACTCCAAAGGGATATATAGATTAGCATTAGTTAAAGACTTTAGTTTATCATTGGCACCAACCATTTTTTTGTAGGCATCTTTCTTTGAAACGGGTAAAGAAAGTTCATTCCATACATACATCCAATGAGAATAATGTTTATCTATTTTTTGACCACCTATTTCAATTTCTACATAATTTATTAAACGAAGACCAAAATAAGGACATACATTATTTCCAGATGAATAATTAACAACCGCTAAATATACACGATGTATTAAATCGCCATTTCTTGATATTTGGCAAGTTACGCGATTGCCAAAATTGGGAGTTCCGTTAAAAGTTTGTTGAATGGCTTCAATAGCGAAGTTAGTATGACGACGATAAACTACTTTGAAAAAGGTAATTTGAGGATTACCAGTTAAATAAACATCCTGAGCACCATAAGCAACTAATTGAA